ATGCCTGCCGATGAGTTGTTTCGATCGCGGCTGGAGAACCAGATCGATCTGCGTCATCCGCTGGCGCGGCTGAGCCAACGGATGCCGTGGACGGCGTTGGAGCAAGCACTTTCATCGCGCTTGCCGGCCACCCAGGCCGGTGGCGGTCGGCCGGCATTGCCGGTGCGGCTGATTGCCGGTTTGCTCTACCTCAAACACGCCTACGACCTGTCCGATGAAGCGGTGTGCGAGCGCTGGCTGGAGAATCCGTACTGGCAGTTCTTCACCGGTGAGGTCGTGTTCCAGACGCGCTTGCCGTGCGATGCCAGCTCGCTGACGCGCTGGCGGCAGCGCCTGGGTGAGGCCGGGATGGAAGAGCTGCTGGCGCACACCATCAACGCCGCACATGCGATGCAGGCGGTGGACGCACGCGAGTTGTCGCGGGTGATCGTGGACACCACGGTGCAAGAGAAGGCGATCGCCTATCCGACCGACAGCCGTTTGCTGGAGGTGGCACGCAAGAAGCTGGTTTTAGTGGCCAAGCGGCACGGCATCGGATTGCGGCAGAGCTACGCGCGGCAAGGCCCGGCCCTGAGCCGCAAGGCAGGTCGGTATGCGCATGCGCGCCAGTTCAAGCGGATGCGGCGCATCTTGCGACGTCAACGCACAGTGCTGGGACGGCTCATGCGCGACATCCAACGCAAACTCGATCAGGTAAACACCGGCGTGCGCGAGCGCATCGCTGTCTGGCTGGAACGTGCGCAACGGCTGTACACGCAGCGTCCGAAGGACAAACAAAAACTGTACGCATTGCATGCCCCGGAAGTGGAATGCATCGGCAAGGGCAAGGCGCGTCAAGCGTACGAATTTGGCGTCAAGGTCGGCATTGCAGTCACCGCCTGCAAGGGATTGGTCGTGGGTGCGCGCAGCTTCCCGGGCAACCCGTACGACGGCGATACCTTGGCCGAGCAGCTGGAGCAGACACGCGGGTTGCTGCAGGATGTGAGCGTAGAACCGACGGTGGCGATCGTGGACCTGGGCGATCGCGGGCGCGAGGTCGATGGCGTGCAGGTCCTGCATCGCGGCAAGGCCAAGACGCTGACGCGACGGCAATGGCGCTGGATCAAGCGACGGCAGGCGGTGGAGCCGGTGATCGGACATCTGAAAGACGACTGCCGGTTGCGTCGCTGCAGGCTGAAAGGTGCCCAAGGCGATGCGCTGCACGTGCTCGGCTGCGCCGCCGGCTACAACCTGCGTTGGCTGCTGCGCTGGATCGCGTTTTTGCGTGCCTGGATGCGGGCGATGGGATGGTCATCCTTGAGCGCCGTGCCGCTGTCACCGACGGCACTTTGCGCTTAAAGGGGATTTTTCAGGGACGACTAAAAACAGGCACTTGGACGCGAGTCGAAGTGCCTGTTTTGTGGGCTTGGGAAAATTGTTGGGAAAATTCAGCGCCGTCGTGGAGGTTTCACGACCGGCAACTCGTGGTCGTACAAAAACGCGATGCAGCGCAGGTTGTAGCCGGCGGCGCAGCCGAGCACGTGCAGCGCATCGCCTTGGGCACCTTTCAGCCTGCAGCGACGCAACCTGCAGTCGTCTTTCAGATGTCCGATCACCGGCTCCACCGCCTGCCGTCGCTTGATCCAGCGCCATTGCCGTCGCGTCAGCGTCTTGGCCTTGCCGCGATGCAGGACCTGCACGCCATCGACCTCGCGCCCGCGATCGCCCAGGTCCACGATCGCCACCGTCGGTTCTACGCTCACATCCTGCAGCAACCCGCGTGTCTGCTCCAGCTGCTCGGCCAAGGTATCGCCGTCGTACGGGTTGCCCGGGAAGCTGCGCGCACCCACGACCAATCCCTTGCAGGCGGTGACTGCAATGCCGACCTTGACGCAGAATTCGTACGCTTGACGCGCCTTGCCCTTGCCGATGCATTCCACTTCCGGGGCATGCAATGCGTACAGTTTTTGTTTGTCCTTCGGACGCTGCGTGTACAGCCGTTGCGCACGTTCCAGCCAGACAGCGATGCGCTCGCGCACGCCGGTGTTTACCTGATCGAGTTTGCGTTGGATGTCGCGCACGAGCCGTCCCAGCACTGTGCGTTGACGTCGCAGCACGCGCTGCATGCGCTTGAACTGGCGCGCATGCGCATACCGACCTGCCTTGCGGCTCAGGGCCGGGCCTTGCCGCGCGTAGCTCTGCCGCAATCCGATGCCGTGCCGCTTGGCCAGTAACACCAGCTTCTTGCGTGCCACCTCCAGCAAACGGCTGTCGGTCGGATAGGCGATCGCCTTTTCCTGCACCGTGGTGTCCACGATCACCCGCGACAACTCGCGTGCGTCCACCGCCTGCATCGCATGTGCGGCGTTGATGGTGTGCGCCAGCAGCTCTTCCATCCCGGCCTCACCCAGGCGCTGCCGCCAGCGCGTCAGCGAGCTGGCATCGCACGGCAAGCGCGTCTGGAACACGACCTCACCGGTGAAGAACTGCCAGTACGGATTCTCCAGCCAGCGCTCGCACACCGCTTCATCGGACAGGTCGTAGGCGTGTTTGAGGTAGAGCAAACCGGCAATCAGCCGCACCGGCAATGCCGGCCGACCGCCACCGGCCTGGGTGGCCGGCAAGCGCGATGAAAGTGCTTGCTCCAACGCCGTCCACGGCATCCGTTGGCTCAGCCGCGCCAGCGGATGACGCAGATCGATCTGGTTCTCCAGCCGCGAACGAAACAACTCGTCGGCAGGCATGTCTTCGGCAGCAGGACGGCGTGTACGCATGGGCGGAAATTGCAAGAAACCAGCCTTCAGCGTAGCGAACACTGGTAGTTCTGGCACGCCGGTGCAGACATCAAGGCCTTGCGGTCGTTGGGTGGTTGGGGTTTTTCAGGGGCGACTATTTATGGCGATCCATTCAATGAGTGCAGCAGCATTGCAGCCAATCCGCTACTTACTGCTAGCAGACTCATAATCAACAAAAACTTGGCGTAACTATAATTAACGAAAGGCTTTAACTTATCCAAAGACCTTAGATAAAAAAATACACAGGCACCATAGGCGGCAACCATACAGGCATACACTGCGAATTCCTGCCAATCAATCTGGCTGGTTGACTGCCACCCAATCCATGCTAGAGCTATGGCAAAAAACAAAAACAGGAATGATCGAAGCAAAGGTATGTTGCCAGTAGGCATTGTACTCATCTTATCAGGGTCTCAATTGTGCAACGAATGCCGGACGGCGTGGAGGCGCATGCGATTATAAAACCATTGTTGACTGGAACGCCAGGCGGCGTCGTCCAGCCCACATTTAAACCGGTTAAGTGATCAACCATTTCTCCTCCCGCCGCTATTCCCGTCGCGGTGTTCGGGTAAACATAGTTGATCTTACCCCCGGCGCCGCCGCCTGCGTCAACGCTAGTCTCAGGGATGAAGTTTCCAGCGGCGTCACGGGCAGAACCCTTAAGGTAGGTATATGCCCTAGCCTGGTAATCCCAGCCTACCTTAAAATTGGAACCATCAGGGAACTGGATGGTATTAACTAAGTTAAACGGGGTTTTCAGAAAGGTTATTGATACGAAGTTGGTGAGGGTTGCCAGCGCCACGCGAGTTATATCTTGTGCCCAATAAAACGGGCCTAAATTATTTAGATTGAACACCAATTTAATTACAGACGTCTGGTAGACGGGTGTATTTACCATATCAAATGCCGTGGCTTGGTGTGTCGCAGCTGCTGCCATCACGAATTTGGCTTGCGCTGCATTTGCAGGGATGATGTAGTCAGTTGCGAAAACGTGTGTTATTTCGGTAGTTCCGGTTGAGTCGTAAAGATCCAGTCCGTAGCTAAAAAGTTGCGTTTCGTCGGATGTTAACGGGATAAGTTGGATTGACCCAGTGCTTGAGGGTACACGGTCCGTCTTGAAACTTGCAGGAGGGATATTTTGTCCCTGTGTGAGGTAGTGTGTCAGCCTGCGTGTAGTGAAATCCCAAAAAAAATGATGTCCATTGCCCAAGTCTCTCGCTTTGAATCTCATGGCTTGGTCAGCGCATCCGTTACATACGGTGACTGTATCATTTGCGCTGACTTTAAAGGAGAGGGCGATGAGTAGTAGAGCTGCACATCCAAGTGACTTATTCATTATTTTTCTTTATTTCTCTAATGATTGTTTAATTGATTTTTAGTGTGCGCAGGTTCGCACTATTTAGATCGGCTTTCGCCAACCCTAGGCTAGTTGAGCTCTACCCAAAGAGCCAAAATTTTCTTATTGAAGGGATAAATGTATACTTTTTATTGATACAAAGGAGGTTGCGTAGCAAGTGGGGCATCTGCCATCATAAAGAATAAATTTATCTAAAGATGCAATTTACATTTGCGTATCTTATTTCTCTTTCTTGAGACTTGCTTCCGACCAGTCAGCAGAGGGGGCGTTGACGCGGTGCGAACAATCTGTAGCGCTTCTGGTTAGCGCTCCTGATACCCCTGCTCGCAATGATGAAGGCCAACTTCCTCCTTCTGAAATCGCATCGCAAGTAGTAATAAAAAAGCGGATGCGGGCCTGCGGGCCGATTGCAGCGATGAATCGCCGGTGGCGCGCTGCGCTGCAATAGTTGCGTTCGGGTTGATGGATAGCTCGGCCGTGGCTTAAACGGCTGTGCAAAGGGGCAACGGTGCTTATGTCGCGGTCTCCAGTCAAGCGCGGTGTTGAAGCCGCTGGAGCTGTTGATCGCATGAGTAACCTTTGCAATCAGACAAGAGTGCCTGTCAATCTCAGGTTTGAAGCCGCTGACGGTGATGCGTTGCTCTGGGAACAGCTCAGCCCGTCCGATCGCTAGAGTGTAGTCGAGCTTGGCCAAGCCGCGCTTGATCCTCCCAAGCTCCGCGTGCGCATGCTGGCGTGCAGTTGCCTGGTCCGCGTAGGACTCGCGCAGACGCTTGGGCTTTTCGTCTGTTCCCACCAGCACCGATTGCCGGCGCGCTTTGCCTTTGTCCACCCAGTAAGCGCGCACACCGGTATACGCATCGCGGTCTGCGACTGCGTAGCGGTGTTGGTCGCCATCGCGCCGCGTCAGCGTGGCAGTCGGCAGCGGTTTGCCGGTTGCCGTGGTACCGGCGCCAATCGGAGTGAACATCAGCGCGCCGGCTTTCACCGTGGCGACAGCGTCAAAACGCTGCCCCAGTCGTGTCAGCAGATTCATATCACTCTCGTTGGCCTGGTCCAGATGCGGCAGCTTGGTGCGTGCCAGCGCCTCGGCGACACGTGGTGTCAGGCCATGCTCGCCTGCCAGCGTATTGAGTACGGCGCCCAGCGTGGTGTTGTGCCAGCTGCGCTCGCGCCGCGTGCGCATGTCGGCAGTGAGGTCTGCACTGCGCGCACGTACGGTGATGATGTCCGGCGCGCCGCTGTATTCCACCTCGTCTACGGTAAAGGTGCCTTTGCCGACCAGGCCTGTGGCTTTTCATCCAAGCGACACGGCCAAGCTGACGCCACGCTTGGGCAGCGCCATCTTGCCGTCGTGGTCATGGATGCGTAGATCCAGCTGATCGGCTTCGCCGCCACGGCATTCTGTCAAGGTGAGATCGAGCAGGCGAGGTGCGATACGCTCGGTGAGGTCGACACCATCGAGCACCACGCGCCACTGCGGAATCGGATAGCTCATTCGGCTGCCTCCTGTACGATGTCGTCGGCGCGGCGCAAGCTGAGCTGGAATTCGATCCAGCGCGGGGTACCGTCTTCAAAAAACAGCGATGCGGTCTCGTTGACTGACAGGAGCAGGTACGGCCCGTAGACCACGCCGGCACCATCCACCAGCGGCAACGGCTCGCCATCTGCCGCCAGCTCGCGCAGCGTGTCCAGTGAGGCGCGCGTGCCGGTGAGTTCGGGCGCGATCAGGCCTGAGAGTTCGACGGTCTCATCGCCCGGACCCAGGAACTGGCTGGCCGCTCGCGCACCGACACGCTCGCTGGTGGGGTGGCGCCAACTCATCTGCCGCTGCAGCTGCAGATACGCGGCGCTGTCGAGGGCAAACACAAACGTGCCGTAGGACATCATCATTCGGGTGGATCCTCAGTCGTCGTGCAGGCTGGAGCGGCGGGTCGCCGCTGCGCGCCGGTCGCGCTCTTCGATCTGGCGAGCGACTTCGCGCGCCAGTGCGTTGGCATCCATGTTCGGTGCGGCGTGGACGTGGATGACGTAGCTGTTGCCGGCTGCCGGCGCGCTGGCGGCGCGCGCAGGGGCCGAGAGCGGTGCCCGGCCGTCGATCGCCGCCACGGGCGCTGTGGCCGTTGCCAGCGCCAGGCCTGCGCCCACCGCGCGCATGCGGTTGCCGAGCGCGGTCACGGCCTGCACAGGCGCGCCCTGGCCGTGCTGCAGGCCCACGGTGAGGCCTTGCAGGGTGAAGTCGCCCAGCTGCGCAAACACGCGTGAGGGGCTGTGGATGCCCAGCAGGCCCTTGAAGCGATCGACCACTCCGGTGCCGACGCTGGCGATCGCATTGCTGGCGGCGCCGAGCTTGGAGCGGATGCCCTGCACAAGTCCGCTGATCATGTCGGCGCCGGCCTGCAGCATCCTGGCCGGCCAGTTGGCCAACTGCAGGTTGATGCCGGCCCACAGCTGCAGCAGCCCCTGGCGGATGCGATCGCCGTTGCCGGTGAACACGCCCACGATCAGCGACCAGGTGCCCTGGACGGTTTGCCACACCCCGCCGAGGATCTGCTTGATCACCGGCAGCACGAACACAAACGCCTGCACCAGCCAGCCGATCGCCTTGACCGCTAACTGCAGCTGGGTGACCAGCACCGCGCCCAGGATCTGCCCAAACCCGCGCCCGGCATCAGTTGCACCGTGCAACTGCGCGGTGGTGGCCTCGAACGGCGTCAGCAGCTGCTTGACCCACGCCCAGGCCTGGCCCATCGCGGTGGCCACGGTGTCCCACACCGGCGCCAATGGCGCGAGCGCGGCTTGCAGCTCGGCGAGGACCGGTGCGGCCACATCGACGATGCCTTGCCAGACGCCGATGGCGAAGGCCTTGATCGGCCCCCAGTACTTCCACACCAGCAGCGCCACCGCAGCGACGGCCGCACCAATCGCCAGCACCGGCAGGCTGACTGCGCCGAGCAGCGGCAGCAGCAGGCGCGCGCCATTGGCGAGCATCGGCAGCACACGGTCGCCGAACGCCAGCCCCTGCCGCAGCAGCACCCCGAAGCCACCGCCGCCCGACAGCAGCGCCACGGCGCCGTGGATCTGCGAAAACGTCATCGCGGCCACGCCGCCAGCGACCAGCAGCCCGCCCAGGATGGTCAGCAATGCCGCGCCGCCGATTGCGACCTTGGCGATCGCACCCACCAGCACCGGATTGGCGCGGATCCACGTCATGATCTGGCCGACCACCGCAGTCGTGCGCTCGGTCAATTGCTTGAACTGCGGCAGCAGGGTCTGGCCGATCGATTGCGACACCACCACGGCGGTGTTCTTCAGCAGCTGCAGCGAGTTGGCCGAGGTGGCCACCCGCGATGCGTACTCGGCCGACATCGAGCCGCCATAGCGCTGTGCATCAGCGACCTTGGCGAAGTTGCCCTGCAGCAGCTCCAGATTGGTCAGCAGCGGTGCGATCGCACCGATCGACTCGCGGCCGAACAGCTGCGTCATGGTGGCGGCCTGCTCGGCCTTGGGCAGTGCGCGCAGCTTCTGCAGCACCGACATGATGGCGCCGCCGGCATCCTTCTGCATGACCTCGGCCATGGCGGTGGCCTTGATGCCCAGCTTATCGAAGGCCTCGCGCTGGCTCTTGGTGGCCGACTCGCCCGAGGCCAGGGTGAGCAGCATGTTCTTGATGCCGGTGGCCGAGACTTCCGACTCGATGCCCATGCCGGCAACCGTGGCGCCCAGCGCAGCCAGTGGGCCGCTCTGCAGACCGGCCACTTCGCCCAGGGCACCGATGCGGTTGACCACCGCGCTGATCTTGTTGACGCCGGCCGGGCCGGTGTTGCCGAGATAGTTGATCTTGTCGGCCAGCACGACCACTTCGGCCTGGCCCATGCGAAACGCGGTGCGCCAGGTGGCCATGGTCTGGCCTGCCTCTTCTGCGCTGCTGTCGAAGGCCACGCCCATCTTGGCCGCATCCTCGGCAAAGCGCACCAGCTCCTGGCGCGGGATGGCGGCCTGGCCGGCGGCCGCCACGATCTTGGCGATGTCAGCCGGCAGCATGGGCAGGCGCATCGAGAGGTTCTCGACATCGCGGCCCATCTGCGCGAACTGCTGCGGGGTCTTGAAGTCCACGACCTTGCGCACGTTCGCCATTGCCGACTCGAACTCCATCGCATCGCTGATCGGCAGCACCGAGGCGCCTAGTGCGCGCTGGCCGGCGAAGGCCATGCCGGCGCCGTAGGCGCTCGCCTGCAGGCCAGCGCTTTGGATGCGGGCGCTTCGACGCTGGGCAGCGTCGATCGCCGCCAGGCGCTGCTGCTGGGCGTGCATGGCGGTGTTGGTGCTCTCGATCTCGCTGCGCAGGCGACGCTCATGCGTGACCAGCTCGCGCGTGCTGATCCCAGCGGTTTCCAGCCTGCCGCGCAGGCGTTGCAAGCCCGCCTCCTGCGCGCCGTGTGCTGCCTTGAGTTCGCGTGCGGTGCGCACGGCGCGCTCGAACTCGGTGTTCATGGCAGCGGTGGGCGTGCCGGTGGACTTGATCTGCTGGGCAAGCGTGCGCACCGATTGCCGCTGCGCATCGAGTGCGGCCTTGGCACGCTGTGCCAGGGCGACCTGATCGCGATAGGCGCCGATGTCGCGGTGCTGGCTGTTGAGCTGACGCAGCACGTCGCGCTGATTGCGCAGTGCGGAGGCAACGCCACGGCTGCCATTGAGCACGCGCCGGAACGGACCTGTGGCGCGATCGACGGCGGCCAGGATGACCTGCAAGCGCAGATTGTCGGAGGCCGCCATTTAGGCGGCCTCGTTCGTTGGGTGGGGCATCATTCGGCTCCGCTTCGTCGGCGGGCACGCTCGCGCCACGCCGTGAGTTCGTGCAACGACCAGCGCGCCATTTCAGATGGCGGCCAGTGGAAGATGGCCGCGATGTCGGCCATCGCCTCCTCTACGCAGTCGGGAAATCCGCTTCCCTCTGTGCCTTCGGCAAGAAAAAAACCTGCACCTCCTGGCCGACCGCCAGCAGGTCGGCCGGATCCATTGCATTAACGTCGGCGGTGGTCAGCGTGGGCGAGGAGATGCGCGGCAGCAGCGTCGCCAACGCGGTGACATCCAGCTGCAAGACATCTGTCAGTTTGAGGCCACGCAACTCACCGGCGCCGGGCTTGCGCACCTTGAGCTCGCTGATGGTCTGCTCGCCGCGCACGATGGGCTGGTCGAGAGGAATGGCGGGGGAAAAGGTCGGGGTCATCGGAAGGTCTCAAGGCTGTGGCCTGGCGGCGCCAGGCCGGAAGGGTCAGGCGCCGATGGCGCGGCGGTGAGGCGCAAGCAGATCCACACCGTTGACGATCTCGATCATGTTCATCAGATCGATCTCGATCACGGTGGAGCCGTTGATCATCAGCTTGTAATAGCTGGCAGCGGTCTTGACGGAAAACTCGGTGTCGTCGCCAGACTTGCCGGTGCCCGGATCGATGTCGCTGTGGCGGCCGCGCACCACAAATTCGACCGCATCCACCGCGCCGTTGTCATCGCGCTGGTAGGCGCCGGCAAAGCGCAGCTGCACCGCGTTGTGCGAGATAGCGCCGTACTGATTGAGCACGCTGCGCATCATGCCGCCGCACTTCCATTCGACTTCGATTTTCTCCTGGCCGAAGTCGATGTTGACCGGGCCATTCATACCGCCGCCGCGATATTCCTCCATCTTGCGCGTGAGCGTGGGCAGCTTCACTTTGACCACTTGGCCGAGATAGCTCTCACCGTCGTTGAACAGGTTGAGCGCTTTGAGTTTCTTGGGTAACGCCATGGGGGTCTCCGGGAATCTAAGGTGGCTGCGTTACGCGTTGACGCGTTCGGCGAAGTCGGCCAGGTAGCTGGTGGTGATCTTCTGGTACAGCTGCAGGTTCTCCAGCGGCGGCACCGGCGTGTAGTCGTAGTCGATGCGCAGCGCGCCATCGGCCAGCGTGGTGGCGCTGTTGACCGTACCGTCGAACCAGGCGGTGGCATCGATCAGATAGCCGGACGCCTTCAGGTCGCGGAACTTGGCGTTGATCGTCTCGATGACGTCTTTGACCAGCGAGGGATGCATCGGCTTGTCGACGTAGAACGCCACGCTCTCGGCGATGGTGTCGGCCAGGATCTGCGCGGTGCGCGTGGCCGTCTCAAACGCGAACATGTTGTCCTCCGCGCACGTGCGCGATCCCCAGAAGCGTTGCCCGTTGAAGTTGACCAGCGTGGTGATGTCGCCCTCGTTGAGCACACCCGCATCGGTGGCCGGATCCTGCAGATCCCAATGCACATCCTTGGAGATGCCGGTGACGCCCGCCACGGGCACGTTGGACAGGCTCTTGTGCCAGCCCTGCTCGGCGTCGATTTTGGCGCGCAGGCCGAGCGCACGTGCAGTGGCATACGCCGCCGTCGTGGTGCTGGTGGCGGTATCGAAGGCCAGGAAGTCCGGCCAGATCAGCATCAACTCGCGATCGCCGAATTGCCCACGGTAGGTGATGGCATCGGCGACGGTATCGGCGACCGGCCGCACATAGGCCATGGCGCGCAGCTTCTTGGCGATGGTCGCCAGCGCCTTGGCCACCGGCAGTGTGTCCAGACCCGGAGCGCCCAGGATGCGCGGACGCACGCCCAACTGTGCTTGCGCCGCGAGCAGCGCATACAGGCCGGTGTAGCCGCTGGACTTGGCCTCGCCGATAACGTTGGTCGAGGTCTTGGCTGCATCTGCGTCCTCGGCCACACGCACCACGATGGTCACCGGGTTGGTCTGGTCGGCGATGCCCTGCAGCGTGGCGCGCAAGGTGCCCTTGATGCCGGCACTGGCGATCGCACCGAGTACATCGGTGAGCAGCACGGGCTTGTTGAGTGGGAAGATTTTCTCATCCGCATCGGACGCCGTGGCGACCAGGCCGACAATGGCGGTGGAGACGGTGCGGATGACGCGCGCACCTGCGCTGACTTCGATGACGCGAACGCCGTGGTGGTAGGCAGTGGACATAGGTTCCTCGATCAGGACGAGCGGAAGCGGAGCGGGATGGTCAGGCGCGAGCGCGCATTGGCGGGAGCAACGTCGGTGCGTTCGCCTTCGATGGTCAGCACGAAGCAGCCAGGCGCATTGCCGACGACCAGGTCGACGCGGGTCAGGCGCAGGCGCGGCTCCCAGCGCATCAACGCGGTGGCCGTGGCGCCGTAGAGCAGCGTGCGGGTGGCGCCGTTGAACGGCTGGTCGATCAGTTCGGGCAGCAGCGAGCCAAAGTCGCGGCGCTGCTCGCGCGTGCCGATGGGTGTAGTGAGGATGCAGGCGATCGACTGGGCCAGGTGCTGCTCGCCCTCGATCACACGCCCGGTGGTGGCATCGACGCCGATCACTGCGGGCCACCGCTGAGCGCGCTGCCGGCAGTCACGCCGGTGGTCTTGTGGTGCTTGAGGCTGATCCCGCCGCCGAGTACGTCGGTGGTTGCCGTCGCGGTACCGGTGATGGTGGCATCACCATTGATCTGGGTGGTGCCGTTGACGGTCAGCGGGCCGTTGAGCGTGATGCCGCCATCGGCAGTGATGGATGCAGTGCCGCCGCTAGGCAGCGTGGCCTGCAGCGCATGCGCGTCGGTGTCGTAGTGGATCTGCGCGCCATCGGCAAAGCGCAGCACGTGCAACGTATCGGACGCAGCAGGCGCTGCGAATTGGTCGGAGTACAGGCCGCGTAGCACCAGGCCATCGGCCAGGTCGCCAGCAGGCGACAGCACCACGACTTGCTCGCCGATCGACGGCGCCGACCAGATGATGGTGGTGCCGGCCAGTGTGACCACCCAGGGCAGATAGTCGGTCAGCATCTCGCCGACCTGCACGCGGCATCGCGCGGTGGCGAGATTCACCTCGGCAACAGTGCCGAGGCGAATGGCGTTACTCAGTGCGGAGGATGCGTTGCCCATGCAGTCATGGTCGTCGCGCGCGTGCAGGATGACACCGCAGTTGTGCTGTAGCTGCGCGATCTACGCAGCGCAGCAGCGCTACAAGCTCGCAGGCGGTTCCGGTGCGATCAACTCGCGCTGCGTGAATTGCGCATCGAAGTAGTACAGCCCGTCGCGGCGATTGAAGTACATGCCTGGCTCGCACACGGTTGTGTCCTGGAGTGCGCGGAACTCGAAGCCGTCAATGGTGAAGCCGCTCTCGGAAACGATGATGTTAATCACCACGTCGTTGCCGGTCTGGATCATCGCGTAACGTCCAATCGTCATCTCAGCACCACTCAATGAAAACGAAGCCGGGGCACCCGGCCGATCCGTCTTTGCCGAACGTGGCGGCCGAGGCGACATTCGAGACACCGCCGCCCCCTCCGCCGCCAGCACCAAAGCCATAACCCTTACGACTGGCCGACGTCGTTTCGCCAGCACTCCGTCCGCCAGGCCCGCCGCCGCCGAATGCACAGGAGCCACCCGTGCCAGCAGGGCCGTATGGCGCATTGACTGAGATCGTTGCCGAATCGCCGCCGGCCGGGTAGCCATCTCCACCGGTTGCACCGCCGACTTGGGTTGTACCGGCAAACCCGCCGCCGCCGCCCTGACCGGCAGCCAGAGTGGTGAGGTTGCCGATGACGGTCGCCCCACCAGCACTGCCGGCTGCGCCATGTGTGCCGTCCGTTCTTGAACCTGCGCCAGCAGATCCACCGGCACCGATGATGATCGGGACACTGGCGCCAGGCGCAACCGCGAAGCGCACGCGCTGCATCGATTGCCCAGCGCCGCCACCGCCGCCTCCGGTCGCGGTGTAGCTCGCTGACCCAAGGACTTTCTCGGCGCGCGTTCCACCGCCCCCACCGCCACCGCCGCCGGCACAGGCGCTGACGTAGATCGCCGTCACCCCTGCCGGAACCACGAAGGTGCCAGATGCCTCAAAGCGCGCACAACCACTGCGGCTGTCGATCGCGGCTTTCACTGCGTCCGGTGTGACGGCACGTTGCGCGTCTACGCCTGAGATCGCCTCTGCGCGCGTGGCAAGTTCGACGATGCCTTCCTTCTCGGTGGTCGCGGCCGGGTTGGTGAAGTTGGCATTGCCAAACGTCACCGAGGACACGGTGACTCCGGAAAACAGGATATCGGCAGACATCAGCAGGTCAGAGGCGGCCGCTTTCTCCATGATCAGCTCGGGCTGGGAATAGCTGCCCAGCAGCGTGCCGTTTTCCAAGTAAAGACCGAATCCCCGAACCTCATAGGTGGCCCGGCTCGTGTCGCTGACAGTGACGTGGATGGTGGTGGACGACGTGGTGCCGCCGGAGATGCTGGAGAGCGTCAGGTGCTGGCCTGGAACTGCCTTCAGGTCATCGGTTGCAGCGAATGCCGCCGCAGTGAAACCGATGCTGGCCACCTTGGTAGAGGTGGTGCCGTTCTTCTCGGCGTTGATCAGCGCTGCGCGACCAGCGGTGGTGAGGACCAGTTGTAATGCCATGGCTTATCCCTGCGCCGTCATCGACAGACGGCGGTAGTTGATGATGCGAATACCAGTCGCCAGCGAGACGTTGCCGGTGGCTTGTAGCCCCTGCAAGAAGCCGAAGTGCGAGCGAACCGGCTTGGTGCGCTCGACCTCGGCGATGACCTCATCGACGAATCGCGCGCTTGCAGCCTTCCCATCGGAACCGTTGAGCGTGAGCGTCAGCTCGAAGGTGTGCGGTTGTCCGGGCGGCTGTTGCTGCCACCACTCGCGGATGGCCACCGCGCCGCCGAACGACTCGACGACCATCCGCACGCTGTTGGCGGTGCCCTTGCGGCGTTGGATTGCCATAGCGCTGCGCAGGCGCGAGCGCTTGACCGCATCGCTCCAGTCGGCCTTCCAGTCGTCCACCGATAGCGTCCACGCCAGCCACGGCAGATGGCCGGCCGGGCAGGTGTCTGGATTCCACAGATCCGGGTACGGCAGCGGGATCGCTTCCAGCCGCTGCGCAATGGACGCTAGGGCGCGTTCCATTGGTGTGGCATTGGGCGGCAGCGGTGAACTACTCATCGCTGCCGGCGTGCACGATGTCGATCGAGGTGCAGTAAGCGGCCTGCGTGCGGCTAATCCGGATGTCGGCTGCCGGCGCGTCCAGCTCAACACGCTGCACGCCGTCGGCGAACAGCTTGGCCTTGATGGCCGACTCGGGCACATCGCGACCGATGCGGTGTGCCTCGTCCAGATATGCCTGCAGGCTGCGCATTGCCTCGCGCATGACCACCGCAGAGTCCGGGCCAGCGTAGGTGTAGACGCGCCCACCAATGGCATACGGGACGATCTGGACGCTTTGAACCGTGACGTTGTCTGTCAGTGGGCGCACGTCATCGTTGGTGAGGATCGCAGCGACTTGGTCCAGCAGCGCCTGCGGAGCCGTGCCATCACCGGTGCGCGATTGGACCGTGACCAGCACTTGCCCAGGCGCGGGGCTGGTGGCGCTGGCGTCCATGACATCGGCTGCCGCACTGAGCGCGTGATAGATGTACGCGCCCTCGGGGCCGGCAACGCTGAAGCCCTCGGGTGCCAGCTGGATGCGGCGGCGGAAGTCCACGTCCGACTCGTAGGTCGGTGGGATGCCGGTCTCGGGTTGACCCGGATCGAGAACCAGGCGTGCGACACCGAATAACGCGCCCAGGTGATCGAGGTTGGTACCGGTGGCGAAGGCCAGCATGGTCTGCTGGGCTTTGTCGTTGGCGCGTTGTCGGATCAGTAGCTCGCGGGCTGCGAACAGCTGCAGGAGCTTGTAGATCGGGTCGGCTTCCGTGAGCGCGGAGAACTCCGGCAGCAGCCGACGAAACTGCGCAAGCGCTTCGGCGAATATCTTTTCGAAGTCCAGAGCGTCGATCAAATCTGGCGCTTGGAGCTTAGATAGGTCAACTGCCGTAAAAGAAGCCATGGCCGCTTGCTGCAAGGAACATGCATCAAGCATCAATGTGACCGCATGCCGCTTCCAGTGAATCAGCTAGTCTTAGCTGGTTTTACAAGGTGAATTTGTGCTTCGGAAATCGTTGCATCCGTTTTCCCTTCATAAATTCGAAAGGTAAAATTGTCGCTCACTGGGTTTTTTTGTCGCCAGACCCATTCCGTAATTTCTCAAACAAAGCTTCTCGTTCTTTTGCACAGTAATCACTCATAGGTTCAGATTGGCTGGATTCGGATCCGTTCGGATGTCTAGCTATCCGAACTGGAGCGGGAAGCACCTGCAAAAACATAGCCCCGGCAATCACATCCATAACAGGGCCGTTACGCCGCAATTGTATATAGCCAAGATCCAATCTTTTCCCGCCAACATGATCGTATACTTTAATGTCCGCTCTGCCGCCAAGCGCAGAAACATTCCCTTCTAGTAAATTAAAATTAAATAAAGGCATGGCTCGACAAACAGATTTACTAGCCACAGTGCCACTTAAACATCCTTTTGACGAAGACAATGTAATTATAAGGTCAGTATCAGATAGGCGCATTTCTTCAAAATCAACATATCCTTCAGGTGTGGCAGACCATGTTCCAGTCCATTCTTCATCCTCATGAAGCCAGCTGCTGAAGGCATTCCATGTTTTATTTACTTCGTCTGGAAGTATTCGCGAGTTCTGAAGTGCAGTTGGTCCACTTATGAGAATCCAGCCGAAGAAAATAAAAATCGGGGCAAGCAATGACCAGAAAGTTATTTTCTTCATGTACCAAGGCGCCATCTTGTGCACGCCTTGGTTAGGTTGTGGGGCCTCTTCTTCGCTGGGCATTTTAAAGTTAGCTCCAGTAGATTATTGATAATTTATTAATCTGGCTCTGCGGGTGTATCGCAAAAATGGCATTCCTCACCATACGAAGAGTCGTAATCGCCAGTGATTTGAACGATTTCTTGGTCCTCAGCACGCTTGCTATCTTTTTCGATGCAATCTGCGCAAGCCGTGACCTCCGGATATTGCTCGGAGGCGCTATCTGAACTTAGATTCCCATAGATCATGGCCGTCTTGAATTCGAGACTCATTTCTATTTCTTTGCGTGAGTGGTGAAGTATGCACCGCGATCATAGACGATAATCATCAAGAGCCCAAATTATTAGATTCCGAATTTCTTTGCTGTCGTGCTCGCTTATTCCAATCAATCCACGTTTGGCATAGCGCGCTTTGGGTCCGCCCGCCCGGACACGTTCCGTTAGCCCCTCTTGATGCACACGGGCAATGCGCGACACGCGCCCCACAAACCCAACGCTGACAGCGTTGGGACTGGCGCTGACCTTGAAGTACTTGGCCTGCCGCAGCTTGGCAAACATCTTCGCTCGCTTGACGCGTCCGGACTTCTGCCGCAGTTGCTGCTTGCGCGGTGCGTACGGTGTGCCATCGGGCGCTTGCTGCTTGCCGATGCGCTGGCTCTGCGAGCGCCTCAGTTCCGTTCCGATCTTGCGGGCCAGCGTGCGGCGTTCGCCGGGCTGCAGGCGGGCCAGTAGCGGAGCGGCCCAATTCTCCAGCGCGGTCAGCTCATCCATGTTGGATCGAGCACCGGCTCAGGCGCATGCGTCATGTCATAGCCGCCGCCATCTTTCGCCGTCACGACCACGCGTTCGGTCAGCGGCAGCTTGATCGACAGATCCACCGCGTCGTTGGCGAGGATGTCGGCCTCGAAGGCGATCTCGCCACGGCGCGCCGGATTGGACAGCAGCTCCGACTGATTGACTTGCACCCATTGCAGCAGCGGCAGCATCACGCTGTCCGGGTGACCGGCGTAGTCGGTCACGATCAGGTTGAGCGTGTATTGGTACTCGAACGACAGCCCCGGTTGGAACGTGCTGACCAAGCTGCCGGCGTCGATAAACACAAGCAGCCGGTCGGCATCGCGTGCCAGGTCCGGCAAGGCCGCGACCAGATGCGCGCGCAGGCTGGCGGGCTTGATCATGGCGCCGCTGCCGGCAGATGCAGATAGATCCAGTCCTGCAGCGCACTCAGCTGCGCGGCGGTGGCGTGGCAGCTGGTGTAGTTGTTGGCGACGGCAGAGAGCGTAATGCCGGCGGCCGGCGCATCAGGATCTCCGGCGGTCGGCCCGGCAGGGTTGCCCGAGGCGGCGGCGTCGTGCAGCCGCACAAAGCCAGCAGGGATAGCGCAAGCAGCATCGGCTTTCTGGGTGACATCGATCGGGATCTCGCGGGTGATGGTGGCGCCGGCTTCGCGCACGATCTGCACGCGGTCGACATACCCGACAACGACTTTGGTTGAAGCCTTTGCGCTGTCGCGTTCGGCGATGGCGGCAGCGTTTGCGTCTAGTGCTTGCTTGCGCTCCGTGCGTGCAGTGCTGACGCGCTGCTCCTGCGACACGCAGCCGCCAACGAGCGCTGCGATCAGTGCGAGCAGGATGATCAAGCGCGTGACCATCAGCTCACGCCCAGGAGTTGCAGGGCGCGCCGCGTGCGCGTGACGCGATCATCGTGGCCTTCCGGCAAGCGCTTGGCGCGCACGTTGCCCAGGTTGATCTTGCGGCCCAGGCCAAGCACATCGCCGGCATCGGCCAGCACGTTCAGGCCGTTGTCGTGCCAATACGCCGCCGCACCCAGTGCGCTGGGCTCGATCTGCAGCAGCAGGTCCGGCTGCTCTTCCACCGGCAAGCTGATCAGCACACCGATGCGGCGGTAGTTGCCCCGGCAGGTGTGCTGCATCGGACCCCGGCCACGGTGGCGATAGCCATCGCCGCTGGCTTCGTTGCCGTTGCCCAGGCGGTCGGCATAGACGAAGTTGGCCAGGCCCACGGGGTTGCGCAGGAACTTGGGCGCCAGAGCCGGCATGATGCGCTCGCCAAACACCTCCAGCAGTCGGGCGCTGGTGGTGTAGGTCAGCCCTTCTTCCATGCGCGACAGGCTCAGACTTTCGTGGCCGACCTGGCCCAGCCAGTGCGCGGCGCGGCGCTTGGTGGTGATGCCGAAGCGGTTGGCGGCGGCAAGCAGTGGGCCGTGCCAGCGCTGTGCGCGTTGCGCCGAGCACTGCATGAGCGAGGCGAGCTGGGTATCGGTGAACATCAATCGACCTTCAGGATGCGCGCCACATTGCCCTGGGCGCGGTAGGTGAGCACCGCAAGCACGATCAACGTGCCCAGGTGCCAGAGACTGACTTGCGAGCCGGCGCCGGCCAGCAAGATGTGCAGCGCTTGGCCGCCGGTGCTGGCGATCAGCAACCAGGCGCACCAGCCAGCGCTGCGCCGATGCCGCGCATGGTCTGGCCGGCGGTAGGTAAGCAGACGGACGCAGATGGCGAGCGAGGCCATCAACGTCAGGACGGTGACCAGGCTATGCACTGGGCGGACCTCCACGGCGTAGGAAGGAAAAGTTGAACGACTTGCTCTTTTCGATCAGCCCCAGCGTGACCGTGATGGCGCATGCCGCGCTCGCAAAAGCGGCCACACCGCTGGACTTGATCGGCAACCAGCGCAGGATTTCTGGCGCCAGCTGGTAGCCGGCGATCACGCTCACCGGGAAGTAAATCAATCGCGCCAACAGCGGCTGCTTGGCGGCAGACACCACGAACAAGGCGCCGCCGGCGAACGCGCCGATCAACGCATCGCCATCGATGCCAGGCAGCACCGAGGCAAGGCCCACACCGGTGGCGATCAAAAAGCCGCTCGAGACGGAGGTGGGTTCGGTCATCAGGTCAGTCCCATAGCTGCACGAGTGGCGTCATCGCCGCTGTGGTGGTGGTTACCTCGGGCAACTCCACCGGCGTGCCATGCGGTAGCACGGCGCCCAGTTCGGCCAGGCCGGGAGTGAGGAGATAGGTGCGCTCGACCAGGCCGGTCGTGCTGCCCAGGTGACGCCAGCACAGCAGGTCGACGGTGTCGCCTTGCATGGCATGCACGCGCATCAGATGAGCTCCACCGTGCTGCGCGGCAGGTGTTGCAGATCGCGCACGGCCCAGCGCTGGTCGCGGCGTAGTTCGGTGATGCTGGGTGATAGGTCATCGGCGCGCTGGTTGGCGCTGTCGGTGGCATCGAAGCTGCGGTAACGCTCTGCCACCTCGACGGCGGTGGCACACGCCACCGCGCGCAGGTACAGCTGCACGCGGCGCGAGATGCCATCGACGGTGGTGCTGGGCACGTCAGCCAACGCGGCGTAGCCGGCCGCCTGCTGCGTTTGCATCCAGGTCTGCAGCGCATCGTTGACTGCGAGCATGGCGGCGACGATGGCGTGGCGCAGACGCGCATCGGTCACGGTGCCATCCAGGCGCATGCTCGCCCGCACGCTGGCCGGTGCGATCGCCGGCCAGAACGGCGCATTGGCGATCGCATCCGGCGCGGCGCTGGTGGTGCCGGTGGCAGTGAATCCGCTCATGGATGGCTCGAAGAGATCGCCGGTGGTCGGGGCGTCACCGCAGCGAAGGTGCTGTGGATCAGCCCCGAGCCGGCGAGGGTTGCGGGGACGCTCGGTTATGCGCTGGTGCCGGCAGGCTCAACGCTGAACTTCTTCAAGAGCCGCTCGGCGCGCTCCAGATCCTTCTTGCCGCCGCAGCTGCCATGCAGGGCGATGGCGCGCTGCAGGTCGGCGACAGCGGCGGAGGCGATGGGGTGCGCCTGGTCGGCAGGCCTCTCATCGGTGATGCCCGCCAGCGATGCGCGGGCCAGTGCCAGGTGCAGCTTGGCGCGCACCTCGTCGGGCATGTCCTGCTCGGCGGTCAGCGCGGCGGTGTCGGCCAGGACGGCCGCGTCGAAGCTCTGGCCGGTCTTCTGCGCCGACAGCGCCGCTTCGGCGATTTCCTCGGCCAGCACGCAGCCCACGGTGCGGGAGAAGCGGTCGGGCATCTGCAGGTTGTGCTTGAGCACATAGGCGCCCAGCTCCAGCGCGCCGGCATAGTCGCCGGCATCGATGCGCCACACCATGCAGGTCATGACGATCTCGTCCTGCGCGCCCTGGCCACCGGCCAGCACGCCGGCCAGATACGGCACGTAGGTCGGCAGCAGCTGCACCTTGAGCGCAGCCTTGCCTTGGGTGGACTGGATCTGCTTCAGCCGCAGGCGATCGCTCTGCAGCTGGGCCATGTGCTGCTCGTAGGCGGTGGCGCCGGCCATCAGCTGGTGCGGGGCACGCTGCGCCGCTTCCAGCTCGGCGAGCACGCGGCTGTGGTGACGCTTGGCGGGACTGTCGGCCATGGCTTAGGCCTCGATCTCGATGTGCTCGACCACGCAGCCCAGGCCGTAGTCCTCGACCACGTAGGCATCGTTGGAGGACTCGTAGTTCTCGATGCGATCGCGTGCGGGCACTTCCTGGATATAACGGCGACGGCCGCCGGTCTGGTAGTAGATCGACAGGTTCGCCAGCGAGGTGACCATCAGCGCGCCGTCCGGCAGGTACGGCACCTCGGCCACCTGCAGGCCGCCAACGCGGCGCTGGCTCAAGATCAGATCGGTGGCGATCTTCTCGCTGGCCGGCTGGTCCTTGTTGACCATCGGAAAATACTTGTCGTGCATCAGGTCGCGGCCCAAGCACCACCACCAGGCTCGGATCCTTGCGGTGCCACGGATCGAGCAGGTTGCTCACCACATCGAACACCAGCGCGTCGAGGTTGCGGTAGTCCGCGCCATCGCCGGCGCCGATGACCATCTTGCCGGCCGTCTTGCCGCTGCCCAGCACGCGCTGGGCCGCGTTGGTGCGGTACTGCTGCAGCCAGCCGATGTTGACGTCTTCCAGCAGCGGGAACGCGGCGCGATCGGTGTCGGCAGCGGCGTGCGTGCCGTTGAAGCCGATCTGCAAACGGTCCAGCGCCTGACGCTTGACGATGGCATCGCGCAGGCGTGCCTGAAAGTCCGGGAACTTGGCCCACGCATCGAGCAGCGCATACGGAATGGCGGTATCGAAGTCGGTCTTCTTGGCGAGGTATTCGTTCTTGTCGAGCGCGGCGACGTTGCGCGGCGTACGCGTCTTGCCGGCGCCGGTGTCGGTGCGGCTGGCGATGCTGCCGGTGACGCCGATGCCCACCTTCTGGCCGGACAGTTCGTCCACCGGGATGATGTTGATCTTGGACAGGAACTCGCTGGATTCCTGCATGCGCGTTTCCAGCTTCTGCTGCACGGTCGGCTCGACGGTGAAGGAGTGGAACGCATTGCTGACGCCGTTGAGCTTGGCGATCTGCTCGGCGAACTGGTTGAACTGCAGGCGGGTGGCGTTTTGCATGGTGGCTCCGAAGGTCAGGCGCTGGCGGCGTGTGTGTGGTGTGCGAAAGGCGCAGGGATCAGCAATCGGTCAGCACAACCGCGCCGCCGCCGGTAACCACCGGGCGTGTGGGCTGTGCGGGGTCGGCCTGCTGCGATAGCGACTCGCGTAACTGCGTCAGGTCGTTCGCCAGCTGCGCGTGCTGGGTCTTCTGCGCGGCGTGCTCGGCCTGCAGGCGGTTGAAGCGTTCGTCCTGGCCGCGCACGTGCTCGGCGATCTCTTCGATGCCTTCGCCGAGCTCTGCGAACTGCTCGGCGGTGATGCTGGTGGCGTCCTCGCTCTTGAGCGCGGCGCGGATCCGGTTGAGCAGGCCGGCGACTGGGCCTTCGCTGACCTCGCTGAATTCCAGCGCGGTTTCTTCGGCGACGGTGAACAGGTTGCCCGGTGACTGCTTGCGATCGGCCAGCGGATTGGCGTCGGGGTTCTGGCTGGCGAAGCTCAGCATGGAGGTGCCCAGGCTCGCCGGCGAATCGGTCACCGCCAGGCCGACCAGATACGCCTTGCCGGTGTTGGCGAACTTCTCCTGCACCTCGATGCTGGTGTAGAGCTTCTGCTTGGACTTGTTGATGGTGATCAGGTCGGCGGTCGGCTCGATCTGGGCGAACAGCGCCAGGCGCTTGCTGCCATCGATCTCCACCTCTTCGGCCTTGACGGCGGTGACATCGCCATACGCGCGGAACGGCGAGTCCGGCAGCAGGCTGCGCATGTGCTCGATCCAGATGCGGGCGTTGTAGGTCTCGCGGTTGTAGGTGCTGGCCATGTCGTCGATCCAGCTGCGCTGAATCGTGCGGCCATCGGTGGTGGCACCTTCGACGGCCACGCGGAACCAGTTGGAACGGAACTTCTTGGCCTTGGCCGACATGGGTGTCCTCTGCGCTGGATGCGTTTGCGATGACCCATGGTCAAACGCGAGGCACAGCGCAGCAACGCAATCACCGTGTAAACACGATGATTACGCGTCGTTCAACTGTCGGGATGAAGAGGTGGGCCGCACCCTGGTCGGCATGCACAGCGTTGCCACCCAGCTCCCGATGGACACCCGCAGACAGGCCAAGTTCCTGTACTGGATGGGATGGCGCGTGACCGAAATTGCGCAGGCCATCGGCGAGAACGAGAAGACTGTACACAGCTGGAAGTCGCGTGACGAGTGGGATCGTGCAGACAACGTCGAGCGCATCGGTGGCGCGCTCGAAGCACGCCTGGTCGTGCTGATCATGAAGCCGGAAAAATCCGGCGGCGACTTCAAGGAAATCGATCTACTGCATCGGCAGTTGGAGCGCCAGGCGCGCATCCAGCGCTACCAGGGCGGCGGCAACGAAGCCGACCTGAATCCGGCTGTGGCGAACCGCAACGCAGCGCCCAAGAAAAAACCCAAGCGCAACGACTTCACCGAAGAACAGGTCGAGCAGCTGACCACCGCGTTCGTCGACGGCTGCTTCGATTACCAGCGCGACTGGTACCGGGCCAGCAACGAGCGCACCCGCATCATCCTGAAATCGCGCCAGATCGGTGCCACGTATTACTTCGCACGCGAAGCGTTGATCGATGCACTTACCACCGGGCGTAATCAGATTTTCTTGAGCGCCTCCAAGGCGCAGGCGCATCTGTTTCGCGGCTACATGCAGCAGTTCGTGCGCGAGACGATCGACGAGACGCTCTCCGGCGGCGACAGCATCGTGTTCCCCAATGGCGCCGAGTTGTTCTTCCTGGGCACCAATGCGCGCACTGCGCAGGGCTATCACGGCAATTTCTATTTCGACGAGTTCTTCTGGACCTACGGGTTCAACGAATTGAACAAGGTCGCCAGCGGCATGGCGATGCACAAGAAATGGCGCAAGACCTACTTCAGCACGCCATCGAGCATGGCGCACGAGGCCTACACGTTCTGGACCGGTGAGCGCCGCAACAAGGGCAAGCCGGCCGCGCAGCGGATCCAGATCGATGTCTCGCACGACGCCCTGGCTGGCGGTCGTCGCTGCCAGGATCGCGCCTGGCGGCAGATCGTCAACCTCCTCGACGCCCAGCGCCGTGGCTGCGATCTGTTCGACATCGACGAGCTGCGCGAGGAATACAGCCCGGACGCGTTCGCCAACCTGTTGATGTGCGAGTTCGTCGACGACGGCGCCAGCATCTTCCCGCTGGCGATGCTGCAGCCGTGCATGGTCGACAGTTGGGTCGAGTGGGGCCAGGACTACAAACCGTTCGCCGCGCGCCCTTATGGCGATCGCGCGGTGTGGATCGGCTACGACCCGGCCGAGACCGGCGACACCGCCGGCCTGGTCGTGCTGGCACCACCGCAGCAGCCCGGCGGCAAGTTCAGGCTGCTGGAGCGCATCCAGTTCCGGGGCATGGATTTTGCCAAGCAGGCCGCCGAGATCGAGCGCATCACGCGTCGCTACTGGGTGACCTACATCGGCATCGACACCACCGCCATGGGCAGCGGCGTGGCGCAACTGGTGAAGCAGTTCTTCCCGAATCTGGTCACCTTCAGCTACTCGCCCGAGGTCAAAACCCGCCTGGTGCTCAAGGCGTTCGACGTCATCCATAACGGCCGGCTGGAGTTCGACGCCGGCTGGACCGACGTGGCGCAGTCCTTGATGGCCATCCGCAAGACCATGACGGCCAGTGGCCGGCAGTCCACCTTCACCGCCGGCCGCTCCGAAGAGACCGGCCACGCCGACCTGGCGTGGGCACTGTTTCACGCGCTGCAGAACGAACCGCTGGAAGGGCGCACCGCGCGCAACTCCGGCTTCATGGAGATCTCTTGATGTTGACCCACCAGCTGCCCGCCACCGCGCCTGCAGCGCCCACACGCACCGAGGCGTTCACCTTCGGCGACCCGACGCCGGTGCTCGATGGGCGCGGCGTGCTGGACTATCTGGAGTGCTGGCAGAACGGGCGCTGGTACGAGCCACCGGTGGCGCTGGATGGCCTGTCCAAGACCACCCGCAGCAATCCGTTCCTGCAGTCCGGGCTGATCTTCAAGCGCAACATGCTGGCGCGCACCTTCAAGCCGCACCGGTTGCTGACGCGCGAGGCGTTCGAGCAGCTGTCGCTGGACTGGATCACGCTCGGCAATGGCTACCTCGAACGCCGTCGCAACCGCTTGGGCAATGCGCTGTCGCTGACTGCGCCGCTGTCCAAATACATGCGGCGCGGCATCACCGAGGGCGCGTATTTCCAAGTGCGCACCTGGCACGACGAGCACGTGTTCGAGCCGGGCAGCGTGTTCCAACTGCGCGAAGCCGATGTCGATCAGGAACTCTACGGTCTGCCCGAGTGGATGCCGGCGATGCAGTCGGCGCTGCTCAACGAGTCGGCCACGCTGTTCCGGCGCAAGTACTACAACAACGGCTCGCACGCCGGTTTCATCCTGTACCTGACCGACCCCCAGCAGAGCCAGGAAGATGTCGACGCGCTGCGCAACGCCATGAAGGGCGCCAAGGGGCCGGGCAATTTCCGCAATCTGTTCCTGTACTCGCCAGGCGGCAACAAGGATGGACTGAAGCTGATCCCGGTCAGCGAGGTAGCGGCCAAGGACGAGTTCAGCGGCATCAAGGGCATCACCCGAGACGACATGCTGGCCGCGCTGCGCATCCCGCCGCAACTCATGGGCATCGTGCCGCAGAACGCAGGCGGCTTCGGCTCGATCCGCGAGGCCGCTGCCGTCTGGGCCGCCAACGAACTGGAACCGCTGCAGGCGCGCCTGTTGAAAATCAACGACTGGGTGGGTGATGAGGTGATCGCCTTCACCCCGTACGCGCCGCCAGCGGCCGCGTAATCCTTTCCCACCGTAAGACCACGCAATGCTCGAGAACCTCCGTTGTGGCGACTGCGCTCGCCTGCTGTGCAAGGCCGGCGCCTTCGATGAAATCCAGATCAAGTGCCCGCGCTGCGGCACGCTCAATCACCTGAAGGCCGAGAGCCTCACCTCCGATCGCCGCGAGCGAATCCAAGAAGGCGCTCACCATGAAAAACCAGCTGCTCCAGGGCGACGCCCTGACCATCCTGCCCACGCTCGAAGCGAACGCGTTCGACGCGCTGATCACTGATCCGCCGTATGCGAGCGGCGGCCTCACTGCTGCGGCACGCGCCAGGCCACCGTCGACCAAGTACGTGCAGGGCGGCGGCGCGCAACTGCATGCCGACTTCGTCGGCGACGAACGCGACCAACGCTCGCACCTGAAGTGGATGCATCTGTGGCTGTCCGAGTGCGCGCGCGTGCTCAAGGACGGCGCACCGGTCCTACTGTTCACCGACTGGCGGCAGCTGCCGCTGACCACCGACGCGCTGCAGATCGCTGGCTTCACCTGGCGCGGCATCACCGTCTGGGACAAGACCGAGGGCGTGCGGCCGCAGCTGGGCCGGTTCCGCAACCAGGCCGAGTACATCGTATGGGGTAGCAAGGGCAACATGCCGCTGGATCGTCGCGCGCCGGTGCTGCCTGGTGTTATCCGTGAGTCGGTGCGCAAAGCCGACAAGCATCATCTGACTGGCAAGCCCACCGAATTAATGCGTCAGCTGGTGCGGATTTGCGAGTCAGGTGGGCGCGTGCTTGATCCGTTCGCCGGCAGCGGCACTACATTGCTTGCCGCTGATTTAGAAGGCTTCAGCTGGACTGGGATCGAAATGACGCAGCTCTACCACCAAGTCGCTACAGAGCGTGTTGAGTCAAAGTTGTGATACCCACGGGTCGTCTATTGGCGACCCGTCTCTAACTATGACTAAAGCACGCTATGGGCCGTTTAATTTGACATATTCCCGCAAAGCGGAATCCAGCTCTGTCGGTGCTTTTGGGTCAACCACGCCAGAATCGTATCCAAAGTTCGCATGACTTGGCTCGGCGACTATCGCATTGGGTTTGTATGGCGATAATTCCGGTGCATTCATTCTCGTGTAGCTGGTATGGATGGTCTTGAGCCACGAGAAAAGTCGGGCTTTTCCGCCAGCAGCTTCGATATATGCACGTGCTGTGTCCAGGCTCTTGCCTGAAGTGGTTATATCATCAACCACGAGTATAAGCTTGTCCCTGAGAGAGATCGTAGTTTTCCTGGCGTCAACCGAAAGATTGCGTCTCGGCTTCTTGTTCAGGTGGATTGTGTTTAATTGGTTTAAAAATGATCTATTTAGTGCCGGAATTGGCTGGCTCTTATTTGAGTCTAAATGTCGAAGGATTAGGTCATGATAATAGCTTATATTTAGGCATTGCCCTAGGCGTGCAAGCACGGCCGCTTGGCTATTTGGCGCGGGCTGTGTATAGCCCGCTTTATGGCCTGGGTAACTGCATATATAGTCAACTCCAACTAGGCTGCCCGAGAAGTACGCCGATGAAGCTACAATAAGAAACCAGAAATCAGGATGTCCAGCACCATATTTAGCGGCATCGCGCGCGTCGCCACCGAACAATGCATAGTCTGGCCTTTTAGTGGAGTATGGGCCGGCTGCCGAAATGTCTAAGCTATTGTCAAGGTGCTTCCAATAAATGCTATGCTGCCGCAGTGCAAAGACTAGACAAAATCGTCTAAGCGCTGAAACATCTGGCACTGCCAGCCCGTATTTGCACTGCTGCCCATACCAATCGCAGCGGATATGTAAGAGTTTGTTATGTACCCCGGCGATCATGTCCTCCTTAGTCGCGCCAAGAAGCACGGTTTCATGAGGCTTTACTTGGTGCTGCGTGAAGATGGCTGCTGCGGAATCACCGACTTTCCTGGGCGGCATTCCGTCATTTGCTAAGCCATGCGCTTTTATCTCGAAGCCCGCATGTTGAGAAATGTACTGATCAAGTGGAACGCCCCCCGCATGTCCACTTGCGGGTAGACCACAGCGCAACTGTTACGCCTTTAGCTCGAAGCTCACCAGCTAAACTGCCTAGCTGCTTAACGATTGCTACGTCAATCTTATTGTCTGGTCCGACAATTGTGCCTTCGACAGCGATTAGAAGTAGTTTGAATGCCATTATCCAAATAGCCTGCGCTGAGTGAGTGCCGGGAGTATGTCGTAGTCGATCAAGCATTTATTTAAAAATGCGCTGAGCTCTTGGTACTGCGAAGGCACTTCAAAGGTGCGATCTGCTATTCCATGGTCCGATTCAGGCAGGACGCCGTCCAGCGACAAGTTAACTGTAGGGCGTCCGAATCTTTTCGCAAACCTAATGGTATGGGCTGTTCCTGACGAACGTTTCCATTCGGGTGCGACGACGCAAGCTGCCGCCGCAGCCTGCAGACGATTTCGCCAAACAAATGACTCTGCATTCGGAGAGGCATCGGGCAAATACTCGCTCACGAGGAGCCCTCCCTCGCTGACAATATGATCAGCCAGCTCCGTATTCTTTGCAGGATACGTTCGAAGGATTCCAGTGCCCAATATGGAGATGTTGGGTGTGAAGGTCTGAAGCGACCACTCATGAGCAGTGGAATCAACGCCGATCGCTAGCCCACTGATTAGCGGACACATGAGCTCGCGAACAACGCTTGAAGCAAACTGCGTGAGGAAAGTTCCCTTTGGCGTAGGCGAGCGAGTGCCGACTACTGCAATTCCTGGCCGTTCGAGAAGGCTAAGGTTGCCCTTTGCAAAGAACCACTGGGGGCGGAGAGCATCCGGCATCGACGCAAACACGCTCGGATAGCCAAGATCATCCTCGCCTACAAGAAAGCACCCTCTGACATCCAGGTCTTCGTAAAGGCGAATTCCGGCCTCCAGGATGTCCCCCAGATCCTCGCCACCGATCACCCGTCCAGGCGACACCTCTAACGTTCCTCCGCCGTCGGTTTCAAGTTGACGTGCGATGCCTCTCGGCCCGCCCAGCTTTCGCAGCGTGTCAAAGCCTATGCCGCGCTGGGAGCACAGGCCTAGGAAGAAGAGATGGGCAGTTGTAGGCGGGGGCATTTGCAAATCCTACCTGAGTCCTTAGTCGTCCCTGAAAAATCCCCTTCAAGCGCCAAGTGCCGTCGGTGACAGCGGCGCGGTACTCAAGGATGACCATCCCATCGCCCGCATCCAGGCACGCAAAAACGCGATCCAGCGCAGCAGCCAGCGCAGGTTGTAGCCGGCGGCGCAGCCGAGCACGTGCAGCGCATCGCCTTGGGCACCTTTCAGCCTGCAGCGACGCAACCGGCAGTCGTCTTTCAGATGTCCGATCACCGGCTCCACCGCCTGCCGTCGCTTGATCCAGCGCCATTGCCGTCGCGTCAGGGTCTTGGCCTTGCCGCGATGCAGGACCTGCACGCCATCGACCGCGCGCCCGCGATAGCCCAGGTCCACGATCGCCACCGTCGGTTCTACGCTCACATCCTGCAGCAACCCGCGTGTCTGCTCCAGCTGCTCGGCCAAGGTATCGCCGTCGTACGGGTTGCCCGGGAAGCTGCGCGCACCCACGACCAATCCCTTGCAGGCGGTGACCGCAATGCCGACCTTGACGCCGAATTCGTACGCTTGACGCGCCTTGCCCTTGCCGATGCATTCCACTTCCGGGGCATGCAATGCGTAGAGTTTTTGTTTGTCCTTCGGACGCTGCGTGTACAGCCGTTGCGCACGTTCCAGCCAGACAGCGATGCGCTCGCGCACGCCGGGTTCCACCTGGTCCAGCTTGCGCTCGATATCGCGCAACACCCGCCCCAATACCGTGCGTTGACGTCGCAGCACGCGCTGCATGCGCTTGAACTGGCGCGCATGCGCATACCGACCTGCCTTGCGGCTCAGGGCCGGGCCTTGCCGCGCGTAGCTCTGCCGCAATCCGATGCCGTGCCGCCTGGCCACTAAAACCAGCTTCTTGCGTGCCACCTCCAGCAAACGGCTGTCGGTCGGATAGGCGATCGCCTTCTCTTGCACCGTGGTGTCCACGATCACCCGCGACAACTCGCGTGCGTCCACCGCCTGCATCGCATGCGCGGCGTTGATGGTGTGCGCCAGCAGCTCTTCCATCCCGGCCTCACCCAGGCGCTGCCGCCAGCGCGTCAGCGAGCTGGCATCGCACGGCAAACGCGTCTGGAACACGACCTCACCGGTGAAGAACTGCCAGTACGGATTCTCCAGCCAGCGCTCGCACACCGCTTCATCGGACAGGTCGTAGGCGTGTTTGAGGTAGAGCAAACCGGCAATCAGCCGCACCGGCAATGCCGGCCGACCGCCACCGGCCTGGGTGGCCGGCAAGCGCGATGAAAGTGCTTGCTCCAACGCCGTCCACGGCATCCGTTGGCTCAGCCGCGCCAGCGGATGACGCAGATCGATCTGGTTCTCCAGCCGCGATCGAAACAACTCATCGGCAGGCAT